CCTGGGCAAAGTGCCGCGACTCCCACAAGCGCATACCGATATCTTCGTCCATCGTCGGCATACCCAATAGTACCAAGCGGGTGCAACTGCACATTGCTTGAATGCTGATGGTCAATGCCGTAAATAACTGGTAATCCTGAAAGCATATTATTTCATCAGACTTTACGGGACTTTCACATCCCTTATTCTGATGAGAATTAACTGAACGACCTTTAGGGAATCCAATGCAAACCAACTGTCACGTTCAGGTTGGCAAGGGAGGTAAGCGTACCCCCATCGACCAACTGAAGTGAATCACCCGCCGCCAATTCCAACGTAGATGCGGTGGTCGAAAGTGTTCCCGACGAGTTCGTTGCGGCACCCGTTGCCGTACTAATCGTCGAAGACAATAACGCCGTTCCGCTATCCGCTGCAGTTCCCGAAGGAACCTTATGAACCGTCAGGGTTCCCGATGAGGAATTAGTGCCCCATCTCGCAACTACCGAATCGACCACGCACTTTGCGGGCGCGGTCCAGAAGCAACCAGCATACGAATTCGCTGTGGCTGGGTCTGTGTACGGCAGGTTCGTGAAAACCGTAAAGCTCTGAACTCGAGCCTTGGGATTGTTGAGGGCTGGATTGTTAAATGCCATATTTTTATGACTAACTTGCGACCTTTCCTCCTAGCGAACTAGGAGGTTACACCCGTCCGGCGGGCATGCGTCCGAGGCGAGTCCGAGAAGAGCTGACCGTACATCAGAAGCTGTCCTACGACTGCGTCCTGATTGATTGGCTCTTTGAAGCCCGTCCAACCGAAACCGTTGTACTCCTTCCGACTAAACTCGGAGGGCTGGGGCAGCTGGTAGAACGAAAGATGATTCTCGTTCAACGTGTAGATGTACCCAGATGTACACTTCGGGTCTGCAACCACTGGAATACCACGGAAGGTCAAGGCTCGGAAGCCCTGATTCGCCGCCAATGTCCCGCCAACCCGAGCCATTCCCTCGCCCGTCATTCTGAAATCGTTCATTGAGAACTGATGTGAGACTGTCGGGGTCAAGAGTGCCTCATAGATGGAGAACACCGCAGGTGTGGTAATCATGATGGTCGGGATTTCCGCAGCGATTTGAGCCGCGTCAAAGTCGGTCGCAAGGTCAGAAATCTTGAGAGAACCTGACTGCGCCGTCCGAGTCGCTTTCCAAACCGGGTACGAAGAGCGGGAGATACCCGCATACGTCGTGATAGAAGTCGAATCGTCCACAATTGCTTGCAGACCCACGAACTCCTTGCTCGACGTTCCTGTGCCATCGCTATAAACCGAATCACCGATAGCCTGACGGAGCGCCTCTGCCGCAATCTGCATTTCAGATGCCGCGAGGTCAACCACTGCCGCATCGCCACTGTTCACCGCCAATTGGATACCCGCGAGAACCACGCTCCAATAAATCTGTGAAGGATTGATTGAGGCTTGGGTCGTCTTGGTCTCCTGAGAGGTCGTGAATGTGTCGAAGCCGCTGTAGAAACCACCCGTTGTCGGCTTGGAAATCCAAACCGGCTGGATGATTTGCGTACCGCCACGCCACGTCTTCGGATTCCGCATCAATCGCATTGTGAGGACGTTTCCATCCCACACCTGGTCCACTATCTTTGGGATAAAGCGGTCCTGCGTGATGTTACTGACAAAACTAGATACTGCTGGCATGTTATTGTTACTAACTAATTACGTTAGCGACCTTTACTTAATCGCTCTCGTAATCTCACTTGCAATTTGTCCGAGGGATTTTCCCTTGTCCTCTTTCGAATAGTCCGGTTTCCCGGATACGTCTGATTTTGGAAGTCCAGGTTTCGATGCAATCTCCTTCTTCGTCTTGTCGGATGCGCCTTTCGTTGCTTCTTCAAGACGCTTGTAGAGTTTCATCGCTGAACCGACATTCTGCACCCCTAGTTCATCGGCGTCCTTTTCCAAGAACTTGATGAAATCGGCGCGCTTCACGTCTGGATTCAGGAGAAGCGTCTCGTCGACCTGTTCCTTGAAGTCTTCTCGTTCCCTCTGTTCGGTCACCCTCTTGGCTTCCTCTTTTCGGGACAGAACCTTCTCGGTCAGTTCGGTCAGATACTTCTCTGCCTTCGCTTCGGGGTCTTCCCCCTGAATTTGTTTCGGAGACTTGAGAGCTTCAAGTTCCTTCTTCAGCGACTTCACGGAGTCATTGACTTCCTTGAAGCGCGAATAGGGAACTGCTGGTTCTGACTTTGGTTCCTCGGCGGGCGCTTCCTCGACGGGAGTTTCAGACTCTTCCGTTGAGACTTTCGTCTCGTTGTTTTCGTCCATAGTTGGGTTTGCTTTTGTTAACGCAGGCGGTCTGCGGATACCCGACCTTTGAGAGTTTTTTACGAGGGAGACTCTCTGCCCTCGCGGTTATATTAAAACCCCCAGCGAGACAGGATATTTCCTCCTCCTCGCACAATCTTCGCTTTTTCTATCGCTTCGGTTGGGTTTGATTTCTTGAGGAGAGAACTCAACTTGTTGGCGGTCCTCACCTTGGACTCCTCATCGCCCCATCCCATCTTCCTGTGGGTCATCCTCCATCCCACGCTGTCTCTGACGTCCTTCGCTTTCTTCCACGCGCCATACGCGTTACCGAAGGTACCAAGCGATTCTTTCGCGTTCGCTTTTGCCTCAGAGAATACGGCTTTCGCCATTTTTCCGATTGTTGCCATGTTATGTTTTTAGTTTTTTCGCCCTTTAGGCTTGTGGTGGCATCGGTTGACCCATACCTGGTTCTGCGAGTGGGACTGGCTGGGCGGGCTTCTCCCCTCCGCCGAACGTCGCTTGGAAGTCCTGAATCGCCGCTTCGATGTTCGGGAGTTTGAGCATCTTGTAGAAGGTCTTCAGTCCGATACCTTTGTACTGCCAGAGAAGTAACGCCTCTTGGTGAATCGTGACCTCATCCCTCGGAAGGGTTGAGCCGGGTTTCACGATGAGCCGCACGTTTCCCACCTTGTCCCCGGAGAAGTCCTTGATGAACCGCAGTCCATCTTCACCAAGAATCATCACGCTTCGCTTGTCCGTGTAGAACATCTTGATGAGTTGCGTCCACCACTCGGCAATCTCGTCCATCGCCCGTTCCACCTGCCGTGCTACGAGGTCAATGCGCCCGAGGTCTGCCTGTTTCAGCAACTGTCGTCCACCCAGGGTCTCCCGTCCTTCGCGCTCACCACGGGTCGTCGAGTGCAATCCCCAGATGTTGTCGAAGATTTCCTGCGTGGTCTGGAGGTCTTGGAAGAGGTACTGCGGGACGTTCCCTGGTTCACCGAACCGAATCTTCGTCGGGTCTGCTGCTCCGTTCCCGTAGAGAATCTGTCCTTCCTCCGTGGTGATGTTCTGTGCTTCCTCCTTGCTCATCACCGAGGAATCGATGAGAAGCGGTGGATTCGCTACCTTCGCCGAGATGTTCTCAATCTGTCTCTTTCTCTTATTCAAGTTGTCCTGCATCGGCATCGTCTGATTCACGTAATCCGTATCGCCGATGAGTGATTCGTCCGTCTGGAAGAGCGACTTGATGATGTATGGTTTCCCTGGAGAGAGGAAGTAGTTTTTCTCAGTGTTGCTGAAATCGAAGAACGGGTTCTTCTCTTTCTTCAGAACCTTCGTTCCCGTGAGGTAGCAGACGTACTCGTTCGTCCACACCATCTTCACGACGTAGGTCGCCTTGCGAACCTTCTCCGTACCCATAAAGAATTCTTTTATCTTTCCCCACCCGCTCGCCTTCACGTCGTCCGCAATCTTCGAGCCGAAGAACGCTTCCATCGCGTCATACGACATCTCGAGTTCATGGATAAGGAACGCAAGTTCCTTCACCGACCGCCCGAGTTTCGGAACCCGAATACGTTTCGGGTCAACGAGTTCCAAATCGACGTCGTCCTCCTTCTGATTCCACGAAACCATGAACACGCCGATTCTCTTCAGGAGCATGTCCCGGACAAACTGTTCGGACTTCTCCTGGATACCGAGGCGTTCCATGTGGTAGTTCAGAACGTACTGCAGGTCGTTCGCGTTCATCTGACTTACCTCGTCGTCAGCGTT